ATTAATAGCATTAATGCGTTATTAAAATAAAAATTTCCCAAAAAGTTCCCAAAAATTTCCCAAATTTATATTGAAAAATGGGCAATCTTTAAAAAAGATTACCCAAATTTTAAATAGAATCAAGATTTTCTGCAGTTTTTATATCAAGAGCTCTCAAAACATCAGCATAAATATTTAATGTTGTTTGAATATCAGAATGTCCAAGTCTTTCTGATATTGTTTTAATGTCTGTGTGTATAAAAAGAAGAATAGTAGCATGAGTATGTCTTAAATCATGAAATCTAATATTTTTAATATTATTCTTATTTTGCCAATTATCAAACCAGGTTGAAGTACCATCTATACTTAAATAATCAAAGATATAAGGCTCTTTATATCCTAAACTATCAAGTAATTCATAGTATAAAGTTAAATAGCTTAAAATTGATTTCGGCAATGGCTTATTTCTAATAGAAGAATCATTTTTAGGATATTTTGTAATCTTACCTTTTTTTGGTATATAATGTCTACTTTTATTAACATCAAAGTAAGCATGTTTGACTGATAAATCATCTTTAGTTAAACCAAAAAGTTCAGAACGTCGCATACCTGTTTTTAAAGCAAGTAATACAATAAATCTTCTTCCAACTTCTCTTAATTTTTTTTCGTTATCAATATCATTATTATAATAATATTCTAAAAATTGCTTTTCTAGTAATTCACAAACAGTCTTAAATTCTTCCATATTGTAATAATTAATTTTTTCTCTTTTAAGTTTTATTAATTGTTTAATTGTTTTTTCATCAGTTGTAGTTGTAAATTTTATTCTTATTTTATCACAAGGATTTTTGAATAATAATTCACATTCAACAGCATATTCTAAACAAGCATGAATAATACTTTTCCATTTTTTAACTGTGTCGGGTTTTACAGTATTATTTTCTTTTCTGCTTTTATAATTAGTTTTTGAGAGTTTTACTTTATTAAAATAATTCTCTAATTTTTTTCTTGTTATATCTTTAAGCTTCAAATTACCAATGTAGGGAAGAATACGATTATTTAGATAGTTAATATATTTTCTTACACATAAATCTCCAGCGTTTGGTCTAACTTTTTCATCAAGCCATATTTGTGCAAATTCTCCAAACGTATAATTAGTATTAATAAAATTACCTTTTTTAACATCTTCAACAAATATAGCTAATTTTTTTTGAGCTTCTTCTTCGTTTTTAGCATCTACAGTAGTTCTATATTTTTCCTTGTTTAATGTATAATACAATCTAGCTCTACCGTTTCCATATAATTCAAATGAACCTTCTTTTCTTTTTTTAGTTTGATTTTCTGTAACTTGTTTTAACAATTGTTGTAAAACTTCTTCATCAATTTTTATTTTTGACATAATAAAATACCTCCAAATTTCTTTAATTTATTTTTAATAAACTATTGAAAAGTGAAAGTATTTTCTGTATAATATTAATACATTCACTTTCGATAGTGTTTGTATGTGAGAAATATGTACCTTGTCGCAAACTTGTAGCATATTTCTCTTTTTTTAATCAAAATCATAATCTACATGATCTTCTCCATCATAGTGATTTAATGGGCGAAAACTATCTTCTATAATTTTTCCACAATTACAGCAAATATCAAATTCAGACCAATCATCAAAAGAAGATGTAACTTTTCCAATGCTTTTACATTTACAATAATCTTTTTCTTTCATGAAATTCCTCCTAAAATTCTCTTTTTAATTGTTTTACTATACCAATAATTTTAACAGGTATAGTTTTCATTTCATCGTAAGTAAAAATAAGTGGTTCATAAGCAGAGTTAAGTGGTTGCAATAAAATACTGCTATCACTTTTTTTACCTTTTTTTATTGTTGCTTCATTACCATTTATAATTGCTACAACAATATCGCCATTTTCAAAATCGTTTTGTTTCTTAATAATAACAATATCATCTTCAATAAGAACAGGGGACATTGAATCGCCGTGTACTTTTAATGCAAAATATTCATCACCATTACCAATCAATGAAGTTTCAATATCAATTGTTCCAATCCAGTTTTCTTGTGCTAGGTAATCGTATCCTGCTTTAACTGTACCGTAGTATAGGGATAGGAATTACAGAGTTTCCAAATTTATCAATTTTGTATGTATTCAAATTTTTTTCCATAGGAACATCATAACCCATTAACCAAACCTCATTTACATTTAAAGCATCGGCTAATATTGTTAATTTGTCTTGTTTGGCTTTCATAATTCCTGCTAAGTATTTGTTTATTAGGGTTTTGTCAAGTCCCGTTTTATTTACTAAATCTACTTGTTTCATATTAGTATAATTCATAGCTTTTTTTAATCTATTTGCAAATGTATCTATAATTGTCATATAAAGACCTCCTAACAATTATATTATAAGTTTAAATTGACAATAAATCAAGTTTTTTTGAAAAAATTTTCAAAAAAGTTGAAAAAAAATCAAAAAAAGTATTGACATTTGTTTTTATGTTTGATAATATAAGTCTACAAAGTTGATAAAAAATCAACAGAAAGGAGTATAAAAAATGAATGAATATGATTATGCAAAGTTAAAAGGAAGAATAAGAGAATGTTTTGTTACACAATCAGAGTTTGCACAAAAGCTTAAAATATCTGATACATCGTTGAGTAATAAATTGAATAATAAGACTGTATTTGACCAAGATGAAATAAAAGAAAGTATAGATATTTTTAATTTGAATCCTGTAGAAACAATGGAATATTTTTTTACAAAGAAAGTTGACAAAAAATCAACGAAATAATTTAATAAAAACTATTGACAAATAAAAATTTTATATATAAGATATATAAAATCGAAAATTGCGACAAGGTACAAAAAGAAAGGAAGTGATTTGATGCTCTACACAACAAAAGAAATAGCAGAGATGTATGGAGGAGAGCAGAAAAATGTAACACCATACATGATAACTCATACATGGATACCGAATGGACTTAAATATGTAAAAGGAAAAGGTAGAGGCTATTTATTTAAAAAGGAATGGATTGAAGAATATTTAGAAAATCCAAAAACAAAAGTAAAAAACAAATCAATGATAAGAAGAAAACAATTATTAGGTACATCAAATTGTTTTGTTCATTAGAAAGAAGGTGAAAACAAATGAAAAGAAAACTAGATACAAATAAAATATACAACTTTATTGGACGAACAGTAGTATATAGCAGTTTATACATAGCAACAGTAGCGTTTTCAGTATGGGCATTTTGCCAAAATACTATTTATTAGGAGGAGAAAAATGGAAGAAAATAAAAAGCCTAATGGACTTCAATGGTTTGCATTAGGATTTTCAGTAGCAAGTTTAATAGTAGCATTACTTAAATAAAGCAATTATAGAAATTATTATAGCAATTATTGCTAAAGCATTGTTAGATATCCATTTTATAAATAATGTTTTTAAAAGGGATTTTCCTTTACTAGAAGATTTGTAATAAATATTACCAATATAAGTTATATAGCCATTATCTTTAAGGAAATTTATAACTGTTCGACATTCATTAGGTGTCAAATTGAAATGTTTTTGAATGTCATTTTTGGTAAATTTTTTTAAGGTATTACAATATAACAATATTTTTATAGAAGATAAATCCATAATAATTACCTCACTTTCGAGGAAATTATACAACAAATCACAAAATTTTACAAGGAAAGGAGTTGAGAGAGAATGATTATAAGTAAAAAACTACATGACAAAATAGTAAAAGCAAAAGAAAAAGAAATAACAGAATTAAAAAGCAGAATTGAACAAAGGGACTTAATGTTAAAAGACTATCAAGAAGAACATGTAATATTGTTAAATAATGCATCAGAATTAAGAGCTAAAATAGTAGATTTAGAAAACAACATAGAATTATTAACAAATAATTTATCAGACGAAAATAAAGAACTAATTTCAGACAGCGAATCAGAAAATTAGTTCAAAATAAGAACATATATAAATTCATATCTATTTTTAATATAACACAAAAAAATAGATATGTCAAAGGAGAATTATGGAAGATTACATAGAAAACGATGAAGAAGGAAATATATTCGAATTAATAGCAGAAGAATGCTATTACGATGATTTAAGGGAGGAAGAATAATGCAAGATTTAATAATTATAAAACAATTACCTCAAATAGAGGAACATTTAAAAGAATTATCAATAGAAGTTGAGCAAAAAGTGGAAAATGCTAAATCTTTAATATGCACAGAGGAAAATGTAAAAACAATTAAAGAAGTTAGAGCAGATTTAAATAAAGAGTTTAAGGAAGTAGAAAAGCAAAGAAAAACAGTAAAAGAACAAGTGTTAGCACCATATATGCAATTTGAAGAAGTATATAAACAATATATATCTGATAAATATAAAAGTGCTGACATTGATTTAAAACAAAAAGTAGATAGTGTTGAAAGTGAATTAAAAACAAAAAAAGAACAGGAAGTAAAAGATTATTTTGAAGAATATAAAACAGCTAATAATATTGATTTTATTACATATGAACAAGCGAAAATAAATGTAACGTTATCAGCGAGTATGAAAAGTTTAAAAGAGCAAGCGAAAACATTTGTAGATAAGATAGTAGACGATTTAAAGTTGATAGAAACACAAGAACATAAAGCAGAAATATTAGTTGAATATAAACAAAGTTTGAATGTAAGTAATGCAATTACGACAGTAACGAATAGATTTAAGGCTATTGAGGAAGAAAAGAAAAGGCACGAAGAATTAAAGCAAAAGCAACTGGAAGAGGCTCGAAGAATAGCAGAACAAAATATAAAAATGCAAGAGGAAGAAGCAAAGAGAGCACTTGATAATTTTGTAGTACCAGAAGTATTGCAAGCACCAGTTATAGAAGAAAAACAAGAGGAGATCTTAACATTAAAATTTGCAGTAAGAGGAACAAGAAAAAAACTAAAAGAACTAAAACAATTTTTAGAAAGTGGAGGTTACGATTATGAGTAATGAAGTACAAAAAAATAATGAGTTAATGGTTAAATTTGATATTGATGGAAACGAAATCAAGCTAACACCAAGTATAGTACAAGAATACATAGTAGGAACAGAGGCAAAAATAACAAATCAAGAGTTTAAGCTATTTACAGAACTTTGCAAAGTTAGAAAGTTAAATCCATTTTTAAGAGAGGCATACTTGATTAAATACAAAGCAGGAGTACCAGCACAATTAGTTGTAGGAAAAGATGCCATATTGAAGAGAGCCGTTTTAAATCCAAATTATGATGGAATGGAAAGTGGAATAATAGTCCAAAAAGAAGATGGAACGGTAGAGGAAAGACAAGGAACTTTTAGACTAGAAAATGAACAACTTGTAGGAGGCTGGGCAAGAGTATTTAGAAAAGATTGGACACATTCTATATATTCAAGTGTAAGTTTTAATGAAGTAGCACAAAAAACAGGACAAGGACAATTAAATTCAAACTGGGGAAATAAAGGAGCAACAATGGTTGAGAAAGTTGCAAAAGTAAGAGCATTAAGAGAAACATTTGTTGAAGATTTAGCAGGAATGTATGAAGCAGAAGAAATGCAACAAGAAATTCCACAACAAGAACCTATTGAGGTACAAGCTGAAATAGAAGAACAAACAGAAAATACAAAAGAGGTATCAATGAATGAACTATAAAATTATATCGAGTTGTAGCACAGGAAATGCAACAATAATAAAAGACATAATTTTAATAGATTGTGGAGTTACTTTTAAAAAATTAGAGAAGTATTATAAACAGTTAAAAATAGTACTTCTCACGCATATACATTCAGACCACTTTAAAAAGGAAACAATTAAGAAATTGGCACAGGAAAGACCAACATTAAGATTTGCTTGTTGTGAATGGTTATTAAAACCACTTTTAGAATGTGGAGTTGAAAGAAAAAATATAGATGTACTTCAAATTGGCACTAAATACGATTATAAACTATTTAAAATTGTACCAATTAAATTATATCATGATGTACCACAATGTGGTTATAGAGTGCTATTTGAAGATTATAAGGTAATCTATATGACAGATACAAAAACAGTTGAAGGAATAAGCGCTAAAAATTATGATTTATATCTTGTTGAAGGTAATTACGATGAAGATGAGATAGAAGAAAGGATAAAAGAAAAACAACAAGACTGCAAATATGTATATGAATTTAGAGCAAAAGACAGCCATTTAAGTAAAAAACAAGCAAGTGAATTTTTATTGAATAACATGGGAGAAAATTCAGAATATGTTTTAATGCATCAACATGTAGAAAGGGGTTAATTATGGATTATAAAAAAATGTGGGAAGATTTTAAAGGATTAATGCAAAAAACTGAAAAAATGACTGATTTAATAAAGACAAAAGGAGTCCTAGATATGATATCTGAAATTGAAAAATTGAATACAGAATATGAGGATTTACCATTTTAGGAGGCAATATGGTAGGAACAAGTAATAAAATAATAACTTATTTACTAGAACAAGCAAAAGATAAACAATTTGAAATAAAAGAGTATAGACAAAAAAGGAGTTTAGACAGTAATGCATATTGCTGGGTACTATGCGACAAAATAGCAAAAGAATTAAGCAAAGATGGAACAATTATAACAAAAGAAAAGATATATCAAGATGGAATACTACAAATTGGAACATTTGAACCAATGATAATTGAAGAAAAAGCATTTGAAAACTTTAAGAGAATATGGCAAAAACAAGGACTTGGATTTTTAATACAAGAAGTAAGCAGAAAAGATAAATGCGTAAAAGTACATTGTTATTATGGTAGTTCAACTTACAATAGCAAAGAAATGAGTTTACTAATAAATTTATTAGTTGAACTAGCAAAAAGTTTGAATATAGAAACAAAATCAGATGCAGAAATAAATAGTTTATTGAAAGAATGGGATAAGAAATGAAACGATATTCAATATTAAATAATTTAGATAAATGTTTCTTTTGTGGTAGACCAAAACAATGTATACATGAAGTATATTTTGGAACAGCAAATAGACAAATATCAATAGAAAATGGCTTTTGTGTTGGACTATGTCATGCACACCATAACACAACAGGAACATCAGTACATTTTAATAAAGAAATGGATTTAGAGTTAAAAAGAGTATATCAAAAAGAATATGAAAAAAATCATACAAGAGAAGAATTTATAAAATTAATAGGAAAAAGTTATTTAGATTAGACAACAGGGATAAGGCTACAAAGGTTTTATCCCTATTTTACGAAAGGAAAACAATATGGCAAAGGATAGTTTTATATTATATCTAGAACAAAAGCAAATATTTGAAATGCTAACAGATGAAGAAGCAGGGCAACTTATAAAAGCAATATTTGAATATGAAGATACTGGACAAACAGTAACATTAGATAGGTCATTGCAAATAGCATTTTTACCAATAAAAAATGTTCTGGATAGAAACAAAGAAAAATATGAAAAAGTAGTTGAAAGAAATAAAAAGAACATTGAAAAAAGATGGAATAAAGAAGATACCAAAAATACCACTGGTAAAAATGGTATACCAAAAAATACCAAAAATACCGATAATGATAATGAACATGATAATGATAATGATAATGAACATGATAATGATAATGATAATGAACATGATAACGATAAAAAAGAAAAAAACAAAAAAAGAAAAACATTTGATGATGTATTTTCCGAAAATCATTTTTCCAACGACCTAGAAAATACTATTAAAGATTTTATAGATATGCGAAAGACAATAAAAAAGCCAATGACTACTAAAGCCTTAGAGTTGTTGATTAGAAACTTGAAAAAGTTGACGAACTTAGAGGACGAACAGATTGCAATATTAAATCAATCTATTGAACATGGTTGGCAAACAGTATATCCATTAAAACAATTTAAAAATAATTCTAGTAATGGAAATATAAATGATTTTAAAGATTTAATGGAGGAGGCACAAAATGAACAAGCAGGAAACTATACAAGTAATAACACTTTTGGCTGGTAATTATAACAGTATAGCAGAAAAGGATAAAACCCAAAAACAATTAATGATAAATACATGGCTAGAATGTTTAGGAGATTTAGATTATAGATTAGTACTAGAATCGGTAAAAAAGACAATGATAACAAGCCCATATCCTCCAACAATTGCAGACATAAGAAAAAATGCAATAGAAATGATAAAACCAACAACTAGCAAAACGGCAATAGAGGCATGGAATGAAGCTTATTCAATGATTTGCAAAGGAACTTACATGGAGGAAGAAGAATTTGAAAAAGCGAGTCCAGAAGTTAAAAAATTTTTTGGAAATGTAAGACAAGTCAGAGAACTAGCACAAACAAATACAGATGTAGTAAATAGTGTTACAAAAGGTCAATTTTTAAAGCAGTATGAAGTAATAGTCAACAGAGAAAAGGAACAAAAGCTATTACCTCAAAGTATGCAAGATTTTACAAAGAAATTAGCAGAAAGAATGGATATAAAACAGATAGGAGAGTGATAAACAAATGAATACAATAACATTTAAAACAAGACAAATGTCGTTTAATGATATACAAGATAAAACAAAAATAAGATACATACAAATCCTAAATAGATTAGACAAGCCTAAAACGGCAAAGGAATTAGCAGTAGAATTATTTGATTTAGGATTTATACCAAGTACAGAAAGAAATTATACAGCGCCAAGGCTAACAGAATTAGAAAAAAAGGGATATGCAAAAGCAGTAGATAAAAAGAAATGTCAATATACTGGAAAGACAGTAGCAATATACGAGAGAACAGAAAAAGGCTTTATAGCAATAAATATGAATCATATTCCAAGAATTGATTAGGAGGTAGTTATGGAAAAAATAAATATTGATTTATATGGAGGGAAAAGTATTTTTGGAGGAAGAGAAACAGCACTAAATGCTGATATAACATATTGCGATAAATATAAAGAATGCAGTTTTTACAAAAAAGGAAAATGTTTTTGTGCAGGAAGAATTGGACCAAATTGTAAATATGGGACAAAAGAAAACATTAAGGGATATACAAGTAGAGCAATAAAATATAATGAGTTTAGAAGAAAGTATAAAGAAGATGAATGTTATGCAAAACTTGATGAACCAAACAACAAAATAGGAAAAATTGGAGATACATTTGTTATAAATATGAGGTATTTACATGAGAAAGATGGAGGAGGATATGAAATTACAACAAATATATTTTCACATCCACTGATATACATTCAAGAAAAAAATTTTACAAACGCATTGATAAGTATAATTTGCAATGGTAAGCCTAGAACTATTTTTGAAAATGAAATAATAAAAGACTATGTAGAAAAAGATGTTCCAAGATTTTTATATGAATTAAAAACAGAATTTAATGAAATTTATGAAAGATTTGTTAATGAATATGCAGAGTACAAGAATAAAGAAATAAATTTTATTGGAAGAAAAGCTTATATATATTCTTTAAGAGACGGAATAGAAATAGAAGATAAAGCAACATTTGTAAAACAAGGAGAATATTTAAAAAGTATAACAAATTATAGTTCAGGCTTTTTACCTTTCAATGCAAAAGAAACAGAATTGATAATAAAAATTAATTCAAAAATGACAGTTAGAATAACAGACAATTCTCAAGTAGATGAAAATACTATATTTGAGGACTAGCCTATGAAATATAATTATCCACCGTTAGAACGGCAAATGTGTAAAATGTATAGGCTGTAACAGGTTAGAGTCGGAAAACTTCAAACGGAGTTTGGAGATGTGAAAATTACATAGAAAAGGAGCTAAAGAAAAGTGAACAAATACAGAAATAAAAAAGTAATAGTAGACGGAAAAGAATTTGACAGCAAGAAAGAAGGAAATAGATATAAAGAATTAAGACTGTTAGAAAGAGCAGGAGAAATAAGCAACTTAGAACTACAACCAAGATTTTTATTACAAGATAAATTTAAGAAAAACGGTAAAACTTACAGAAAGATAGAATATGTAGCAGACTTTAAGTACATAGAAAACGGTAAAACAATAGTAGAAGATGTAAAAGGAATGCAGACAGATGTATTCAAATTGAAACATAAAATATTTGAAAAAGTTTATCCAGATTTGGAATTAAGAATAATTAAATGAAAGGAATAAATAAAAAATGAAAAATAAATTAGTTGATTTAAATAATCATTTATTTGAAGAATTAGAAAGATTAAATGATGAAGAACTAAAAGGAGAAGAACTTCAAGAAGAAAGAGAAAGAGCAAAGTCAATAGCAAATATTGCCCAAACAATTATAAATAATGGAGAATTAGCATTAAAAGCAGTAAAACATTATGACGAGTTTGGAAATAAAGGAGATATACCAGAAATATTACAAATAGGAGACAAACAGTAATGAAATATAATTATAGTGAAGAAAATGTAAAGTTTCTTATAGAAAATGTAAAAGGAATTTCACATAAAGAACTAACAAAAAGATTTAATGAAAAATTTAATACTAATTTAAGTGAAAGTGCTATAGCAAATATGAAAAGAAAATTAAAATTAACTAATGACATTGATACTAGATTTAAAAAAGGACAAGCTTCATGGAACAAAGGAAAGAACATGAGCCCAGAACAATATGAGAAATGTAAAAGAACAATGTTTCAAAAGGGAAATTTATCAAATGCTAGACCAATAGGAGATGAGAGAATAGATATTGATGGATATACATACATAAAAGTTAAACAACCAAATAAATGGGTATTGAAACATAGATGGCTATATGAAAAGGAAAAAGGAAAAATTCCAAAAGGATACAATTTAATATTTGCAGATGGAAATAAACAAAATTTCGATTTAGATAATTTAATACTGGTATCAAATGCAGAGTTATTTATTATAAATCAGAAAGGATTATATAAACAAGACAAGGAATTGACAAAGGTAGGAGTTACAGTTGCTAAAGTATTAGACAGAGTAAATAAAAGAAAAAGGATATAAAATGAAAAATATAGATTATGAACAATTATACTATGACAGTTTATATGAAATAAGGAAGAAAGATGAAGAAATTAAATATCTTAAAGACGAGATAATGCAGTTAAAAAATAAGAAAACGATAGATTTACAGAAATATATAGATTACGAATTTAAAAAGTATAGAAAGGAGCAGAAATGGAAGAAGTAGAAAAAGCAATAAAGACTATAAATGAATATTGTATAAGCAATTATAAAAATTGTGCTGAATGTAATATAGAAAAAGCTTGTGAAAAATATTTTAATAGAGAGCCAAGAAATTGGAAAATTCCAAAAGAATGGAGAGAGGAGTAAATAAGGTATGAGTAAAGAGGAAATATCTAAAGAAACAAAAAATACTTTACAAAATTGTTGGGTTATGACAACAAATCACGAACTAGATAATGAAAATAGAAAATTAAAAGAAGCTATAACTGAAATATTAGATAAAACTATGACTTCAACAGAAAAAAGCGAATATTGGTATAAGTATTATATAGAACATAAACAATACAATGATGATTTAGAATATAACAAAAAAATATTAAAAGACTGGTCAAATATTTTAAAAGGCATGGGCAATAGAAATTATCCTTATTGCTATGCTATTGATAGAATTTTAACAGAGCTGGAGAGGAGTGATACATAGTGGAAGAAAAAATAAATAAAAGAACAACTAAAGATAGTATCGAATATTTAGAACTACAATGTATTGTTAATAATAGAATACATGATTATATATCAAAGTATCATAATTACCCTAAATACATCAAATTACCTTTATGGATATTTGACTGCTTGAAACAAACAATGTGTGAAGTAGACTTAAAAATAGATTATAGAACAGGAGAATTTACATTCTTTAATTTAAAAGTTTGTGAAACTACTAGTATAGAGAAAACAGAAGAAATCGAGGTGTTTTAAGTGAAAGAAAATGATGAAGCATTAAAAGTAATAGGAAAAAGATATATGTTATGGAATATTCAAAGACAAGTGTATGCATTAGAGCTAAAAGATAGAACGGTAACAGAAGAATGGTTAATTGATATATTAGATAGTTTAGAAAAAATGCAATTAGTAGAAGAAGATAACTGGGACACTAAAAAATATATAGAAAGTGAAATAGAACAAGACATGATAAGAGAAAGCAAGATATTAAATAAGAGAATTAGGGAGCTGATTAAGTGAAAGAAAATAGTAGAGAAGAAGATATGAAAATATTAGAGAAATTAATAAATACAATGAAATCGGATAGAGAATTGTTTGATGAAAAAATAGATAAAGAAATATATGCATTTTTTATAAATGCACTAGAGCATATTTTACAAGATTATAAAAGAGTATTAAAAGAGAATGAAGAATTAAATAAAAATTATAATTCTTTAATAGATAAAATAATCTTAAAAATAGATGAATATGATTATAAATTTGAAAAAGCTAAAAGACAAAATAAAAATGATATAGCTGATTATTATTGGGATTTAATTGTAAATTTTAAAAAATTGTTAGGTGAGGAGTAAGTTATGAGTGAAGAAGAAAAGAAAGCAGTTGAAAGAATGAAACAAGTTTTAGCAAAAAATGTTCATACCTTTATAAATGAGTTAGAAATAGTTTTAAATTTAGTAGAAAAACTACAAAAAGAGAATGAAGAATGGCGAGAAGCATATCAAGAAGAAAAGGACAAACAGTTTGAATTAATACAAAATACTAATAATACAATAAAAACAGCTAACATAGCAATAAAAGATTTACAAGAAAAGTTGAAAGAAGTTATTCCAGTTCAAAAAGTAAAAGACAAGATAGAAGAAATAGATAAGATATATAATGATATTCCAGAAGATGAAGGTAATTTTGCCAAGGCGATTTTAATAAAAGAAAAACAAGTTTTACAAGAACTACTAGAAGGGAGAAAATAAAATGAACGGAAATGATAATGGATTCATAAAAAATAGAAATAAAGAAAAACAAAGACAAAATAATGTAAGAGAATATCAAAGAAAGTTCTTAAATAAAAAAATGAAAAGAGGATAAATAATAAGAAAGTAGAGGAATTAGGATGGAAATAAAAGAAAAAAGTTTAGATTTAAAATTAAATAAAGGACATGCAGTATGTTTTGATTTTGATGGTGTAATACATAAATATTCAAAAGGTTGGCAAGATGGAAACATATATGACGAATATAACAAAGAAGTATTAGACTTAATGTTATTATTACAAAAATTAGAAATACCAGTATTTATATGTTCTACAAGAGAACCAATACAAATAATAAACTGGTGGAATAAACAAGGATTTTGGTGTGAAGCAATAAGTATAAGTAATGACAAAACATTTTGGAATGATTTGAAATATATAGGTGTAACAAATAGAAAATTACCAGCACAATTATATATAGATGATAGAGCATATAAATATACTGGACAAACAGTAAAACAGTTTATATTAGATAACTCAGAGGAGGACTAGCATATGACAAAAGAACAAGTAATAGAACAATTAAAGAGTTTAAAAGCCGACAGAGAAAGTTTTATTCAAAATGATAAAGAACATGATAAATTTTTTTTAGACGATATTGAAGCAATAGAAACAGTATTATCTATACTAGAAGAACAAGACAAAATAATAGATTTAATGTCGGAAAAGATATATCAAGAAGGTATTGTTTGGGATAATAAAGAAGAAGTAAAACAATATTTTGAAGATAAAGCAAAAGAATTATTAAATAAATAAAAGAGCATACTACATCTAAAGAGTTTCTAAAGAGAATCTAAAGAGGTGTAGTATGCAAGATAAAGAGATAATAGCAAAATGGAAAGCAGGATTAAGTAAAAATCAATTAGCAACAATGTATAAAAGACAATATAATCAAGAAATAAGGATAATAAGAAGTACAGTAAGACACAGACACAGTGGAAGACACATAAGCAATTATGAAGCATTAGCTTATGTTGAAAGAGTAATATATAAATATTTAAAAGAAAGAGGTAAAGAAAGATGAAATCTGAAAAAGGTGTAATAGAAATATTTATAATTGGAATGGTTTTAATTTTATTTATAATACTATGTACTACAATAGGAATGGCAATAAAAGAAGAAAATGATTATGGAACAAAAGAGGGACAAGTTATTGATAAAAAATATAGTTCAGCATATACAACAATGATGCTTTGTGGGAAAGTAATGATACCACAATATCATCCTGAAAGTTATAGAATACAGATTAAAAAGGAAATAGATAGCAAAGTGGAATCAATATGGGTAACTATTGACAGAGATACATATTATAAAATAAACGTAGGAGATTATTATAACGGAGTGGAGTGATACAAATGACAATAAATCACATATACAACATAGTTATAGACACAATGAGTAAATTAGAAGATATAGACTTCATAAGTTTAGACAAGAGAAGATATAATCAACAGCAATTAAATGAAGCATACAGGATCCTAGACAGTTTAAAAGATGAATTAATAAGAGAAGATATAAAAAGAAAACAGAAAGGAGCACAAAAGATATGACTAGAGAAGATTTGAAGAATTATAAATATACGCAAGAGTGGATAAAAGACAGAACAGAACATATTGAAGAATATAAAGAAAGTATAATAAATATAACGTCAGTATTATCAGATATGCCCAAACGGAAGTAGAGAAGTTGAAGATAGTATTGCAGAGAAAATAGCAATATTATTAGATGATGTAAACGACATATTAAAAGTAATAGTGAAGGAAGAAGAAAGACAAAAGAAAATTATAGAGCGATTAGACAAAGTAGAACAACCATATAAGTTGATTTTAGAAAAGGTATACATACAAGGTAAGACTTTGGTAACAACAGCTAGTGAAATGGGTTATGATTATAAACATATGTGTAAAATGAACGGAATAGCATTAAAAAAATTTGAACAACACGATAAAAAAGGTGTAATCACGACATAGAAATATGTTATATATATAATCAAGAGAAATGTAAGTAGAGAAAAGAGTAAGTACAAGCCCCTTTTGTATTTGCTCTGACTTTCATTAGTAAATTTGCCACAGAACTTTCCTAGCGAGTTCTAAAATATATGGCACAGTGGCAGAGATGGCTTAATGCACTTGTCTACTAAACAAGAGTACTAAAAAGTACCGTAGGTTCGAATCCTACCTGTGTCGCCAAATAAATTTATAAAATAGTATGTAGTGATATAAATAAAATTCTGTAGAAACAGGGGGTTATAAATCCGAGGAAATATAACTCTTTATATCATTACATAGTGTTTTATAAATAAAAGAAAAGAGGAAAAGATATGGAAATAAAAGATATTGAAGTCAAAGTGCAAACAAATGCAGATGAGGAAATAGAAAAAGCAAAAGAATTAGTAAGTTTACTAGAAAGAGCAAACGAACTAATTCAGTCACTTAGTGATATAAAAATAACAAATTTAGAATAATTGTTTTTTAGCATATTCTACACTAGCAGTTTTTTGCATTTCATTCCAACTGCTAAATGTTGAATTATTGGAAACATATTTATCTAAATCGGCTTCATTGATATTTTCTAAATCTTCTTTTGAGTTGATAGAAAATCCACCGTTGTTAAAGAAATCGTCAATGCTAGAAAATTTTGTATATGTATTCATAAAAGAAGAGTCGAAAATATCAGCAAATGTTTTGGGTTTAGAATTAAAGTTTTGAACTTTTTGATTTAATTCTTTCTTAAAGTTTTCTAAACCAGATAAATCAATATTAAATGACATTATAATCACCTCCAATCGATAAAATTATAACAAACCCAAAACAAAAATAATGTCATAAAATGTCGAAATATAAAATAAAATGGAGGAAGAACCATGAATAAAGAACTAGAACAATTTAAAAAAGAAAACTGTAGCAAATGTACAAAGAATATAGACTGTAAAATAATAAGACAAGTAGATGGTAAATTAGCATGCACAGAAGAGGAATAAAGTGTGGAACAATGTTTAATAGATAATAAAGTATGTCCAATACAGGGGAAAAAATGTAAAGAATGTAAATTAGATGATTGTAAGAGGACAATAGAAATGATAGAAACACAAGAAGAAAGAGAAGATAAATGGAAAAGAAAGTTAATAAATGTACAATTACCGGAACAGTGCCAAAAATGTTCTTTTTTAGAAGTTATAAACCTAGATAAGCAGATAGTAAGATGTCCTTATAGGGTTAAAGAGAGGTGTTTAATAAAGTGAGATACGTACCTAAACCAGAAATAGGAGATATATGGGTTACAATAATTCCTAAAGTAGAAACATACAATAATAGAATATCAAATGTAATATTAGAAAGAAGACCGTGTTTAATCATAGATGATGGACACGGTTTTATTATTGAAAAAAATAATGATTATTTAGGAATGAAAATAACAACAAAGAATAAGAAAAATAAAAAAGAAATAAGAAATTGGTATGATGCAGGATTAAAACAAAAATCTTATGTTCGTATAGAAATGCCAATAAAAATAGAAGAAAGCCAACTAGTTAAGAAGATAGGCAAATTAAGCAAGTGTGATACTTATATTTATATAAATGAATTAATGAATTTTATGAATAATGATATAAAAAGTAAGTTTGAGGTAAAAAATGAACATAAATAAAAACATAAATAAATTATTATATGCTTTATCTATAAAAGGACAAATATATAAAATAAATACTTTCCAATTTTATAGTGAAAAGAATTGTAAGTATTGTACTAAATATCAAATACTAAAAAAAGAACAAGTAGAAATATATAACAAGGAAACAGACAAGTTTGAATTACAAGATAGATATAAACAAAAAGAAGAATGCTATAGCAAGATAGATGTAATGAAATATCTAATAAATGAATACAGAAAAGGAAGTGAGGCAGATGGAATATGAAAATATAGAAGAGGAATATAATGCATTAACAGAAATGCAAAAGAGATTTATTGATTATTATATAGAAACTGCAAATGCAACAGAAGCTTGTAAAAAAGCTGGATATAAGGGAAAAAATCTTAATAGAATAGGTTCACAAAACTTGTCAAAACTAGACAAATTTATAAAGATAAAACTTCAAGAAAAAGAAGACCAAAGAATTGCCTCACAGGATGAAGTATTACAGTACTTAACAAAAGTAATGCGAGGAGAAGAAAAAGACCAATTTGGATTAGATGCTTCATTACAAGATAGAACAAAATGTGCAGAACTACTTGGAAAAAGATATGGTACATTTAAAGAAAAAGTTGAAGTTGCTGGAAATATACCAGTGGTGATAACAGATGATATTACAGAATAAAATAATAAACAAAAATATGCAGAAACAAGTAAATAACATATCATTACAAAGTATAGTTGGAAAAGGTTATGCAGAGTATTGGCATTGTAAATGTAGATATAGAGTATGTAAAGGTTCAAGAGCAAGTAAAAAATCAAAGACAACAGCATTATGGATAATAAGCAATATGATGAAATATAAAGAAGCTAATACACTTGTAATTAGAAAAACATTTAGAACATTAAAAGATAGTTGTTTTACAGAATTAAAATGGGCAATACACAGATTACAAGTAGATAGTTTCTGGGAAATAAAAGAAAGCCCATTAGAAATGACATACAAACCTACAGGACAGAAAATATATTTTAGAGGTTTAGATGATCCATTAAAAGTAACATCAATATCAGTAGATATTGGTGTTTTATGTTGGCTATGGATAGAAGAAGCATACGAAATAACAAAAGAATCTGATTTTGATGTAATAGATGAAAGTATAAGACGGAGAAGTACCAGAAGGATTATTTAAACAAATAACAATAACACTAAACCCTTGGAATGAACATCATTGGATTAAGAAAAGATTTTTTGATGTTAAAGATGACGATATATTAGCAATGACAACAAATTATCTTTGTAATGAGTGGCTAGACGAAGCAGATAAAAAAGTATTTGAAAGAATGAAAAAGAATAATCCTAGAAGATATCAAGTTGCTGGATTAGGTAACTGGGGTATAGTTGACGGATTGGTTTATGAAAATTGGAAAGAAGAAAAATTTGAATTAAATACAATAAGAAACTTAGATAGTGCTTTTGGGTTAGACTTTGGTTATACAAATGACCCAACAGCACTATTTTGTGGTGCAATAGATTTAAAAAATAAAAAGATTTATGTATATGATGAAATATATCAAAAAGGAATGAGTAACAAAGCAATATATGACCAAATAAATCAAATGGGTTATTCAAAGGAAAAAATAACAGCAGATAGTGCAGAACCAAAGTCAATAGATGAATTAAGAGGATTAGGGCTAAGACATATTACAGGTGCATTAAAAGGAAAAGACAGTATAAATAATGGTATTCAATTTATACAAGATTTTGAGATAATAATCCACCCTAGATGTGTAAATTTTATAACAGAAATAAGTAACTATACTTGGGATGAAGATAAATTTGGGAACAAAATTAATAGACCAATTGATGATTTTAATCATCTGATGGATGCAATGAGATATGCAATAGAGAAATACATAAATCAAAAGAAATTACAATTTGGTTATATAAAACCAATATAGGAGGAAACAAAATGATACAATGGAATCCAGAAACATTAGAAAATGAAAATAGTGTAGCACAAATATTAATGTTAGCAGATAAAGAATGGAATGCAAGAAAACAATTATATGAAAGAATAAGAAGAAAGACAGATAATTCTGAGCTAGTAAGTATAAATGATGAAAAAATAAAAGTAGCATTTGAAAATTATATAAATTCAATGGTAACAGGGTACTTTGCAGGAAAAGCACCAGTATATGATGTTGAAAAAATATCAGACCCAACAAAATTAAATATAATAAAAAAATTACTTAATAAAGTTTTTAATACAGATGCAAATAAAGATGAAGAACTAAAAGTATTAATAGATTATATAAGTAAATATAATGATGATGCAACAGAATTTTTTGATTTAGCATTTGATTATTTTGGAATGAGAGGATGCTATGAAGTATTATACGAGAATGAAGATAATGAAATAGTATATACAAAACAAAGTGCATTAAATACAATAGGAATATTTGATTATTCAACACCAGTAAAACAAATAGGACAATTAAGAAAATGGACTGAAAAAGATAAAAATGGTGCAGATATAACAATAGTAGAATTAACAACAATAAATGGTAAAAGATATTATTCACCAACACCGAATGATTATGCAAAGTTACAAGAAGATAAACAAAAATTTGAAGAAAGCAAATGGAATATGCTTCCTTGCATAGCAATAGAAAATGAAATGGGACTATCAAGTTTTGAATTGGTAGTTTCTTTAATTTGTGCTTATGAAAGAGTAATACAAAATAGTAGAAATATATTTCAATACAATGATGATGCTAAATTAAAGATAACTGGTTATGAACCAGATATACCATTGCTTATAGAAAAAACAAATAAACAACGGAGAAGTAGAAAAAGACGAAAATGGAAATCCAGTTATGATGGAAAATCCAGAAAGAAAACAAAACGATGAAACAATGCTTAAAATGAAAGTGTTTTATACACCAGATAATTCTGGAGATATTGCTTGGGTTGAAAAATCAGTACAAGATACAGCACTAGAAAATCATAAGAAGACATTAATAGACTTAATAGCAATGATAAGTGGAGTGCCTAATATAACAGATTTAGGATTTACAAATGCCGACAATGCAAGTGCATTAGACAGAAAGTTTTTTGCATTAGAACAAATGATAACAGATGCAGACAAACACTTTAAACAAGCAATATTGAGAAGATGGGAAACAATAATAGATAGAATAAATAAAAGAAAACATAAATCTTATGATTTTAGAAGTATAAAGATAGATTTACAAAGAAATTTACCAACAGACAAAGATACAGAAACGACAAGAGCATTGAAATTGAGAGGCTTATTAAGTGATGCAAGTATAATTGATATGTTACCGGATGATTTAGATAGTAATTCAGAATTAGAAAAAATAGATAAACAAAATGAAGAAAATATTCAAAAGAATTTACAACAAATGCAAATGATGGGGCAAGTAGGAGCAAATCAAGATAATAAAGAAAGCAAACAAGAAGATAAAGTAACAGATTTGACAGATACACAAAAAGCACAAAAATTAACAGCAGACAACAAGAAAGAGCAAACAAAAGTAGTTAATAAGCAAATCAATAAAGAATAGAGGTGTTTTATATGTGGAAAGTACATGATAATTATATGAGACAGTTAAAACAACTATATAATAAAACATCAAAACAAACACAGAACAGACTTCAAGAAATCTTTGATACATTTAATTTTACAACCGAAAACATCTATAATATTGCTGATAATAAAACTAAAAAAAGAATAAATACATATATAGAACAATGGAAAGAACAAGGATTATTAAAGAATAATAACTATTTTAGTGTATTAGCAAATTATATTTATAAAAGAACAAGAGTAAAAAACAGTGAAATACTAGAATTACTTATTTATAGTGCATATATAGAAGAACAGAGCAAATTAGAAGAAAAAGAAAAGCAGATAATGTATGAAGATGCCAATTATTATTATGAAGAAGGACAAAAAGAAGTTAATAAAAAGAAAAAGCCATCAATATTAGAGATGGCTTTATTTCTTGCATTATTAGACCAACCAAATTACAGTAGATTTAATTGGAAACAATATATTGGAGCCACAATACAATATAATGCACAACAAATATATAAACAAGTAATTTTAAATATACAACAACAAAAAGACCTAGAAATTGATTCTAATGAGTTTCAAATAATAATAAATAGGCAAAATAATCAAAAACTTAATATAAATAATGATAAGATATCAGGTGCAGTAGATTTACAAACGATTGGATTAAATAATCTAGCAAAAGCAGAAGGAATAAAAGAAGTAACAGAAGATAATTCAAAAGTTATATTTATTGCAGTAGAAGATGATAAAACAACTTTAATGTGTGATAGTTTAAATAATCAAGAGTTTTATATTAACAAAGAAAATGTATTTGATAGATATTATGGTGAGACACAAAAAGAATTAACAGTACAAAGAATTAGATGCAATGGATTAGTACTAGGCTTAAATCTCCCACCAATACAACATCACTTTCACTATTGTAGAAGTACAATTGTGTATAATTCTAATAATGAGCATATTGAGTTAGAAACAGAAAAACAATTTAATATATTTGATACAAAATTTGAAAAAGATATAAAAGAAAAATACAATATTAAAAAAATGAATACAAGGCATATAGATAAAGAAGTTTTAAAAGAATTATTAAACAATATGAGTAGAGTATATAATGATTTTCCAAATATAAGAGGAAAGATTAAAGAAATAAAAGAAATAGACCATCCAAATGGTGGACTAGCAGTAGAATTACAAAAAGATGGAACATATGTAATGTATATAAATAAAAATAAATTTTATAATGGTAAAGTTCCAAAACAATTATATGAAATGGATGTTAAGAAGCATTTTCATCCTAATAACACAACTTATAAAGATATGTCAATACATGAAACAGGACATATAGCAGTAACAGAAATAATAAAAAAATTAAATCATAACAATAATAATGCAATAGTTTTTGATAGCGAAAATAATATAACAGTAAATAAAATATTAAATAAAGCCTTGAATAAAATAGGTGTAAATGATATAAAAGAAAAAGATTTACTAATAAGAAATATTTCAGGATATGCATATAAAGAAAGAGGACAAGAAATTATTGCAGAAGCATTTGCAGATTATTATGCTAATAAACAAAATGCTTCATTACTGAGCAAAAACATAATAGAAGTTATGAAAGGAATGATTTAATATGATGCCTATGGAACACCCTTGGACAGATTGGCAAATAGATACATTAGGAGAAGAAAAACCTTGGAAATGGAAAGAAAATACACCAAAAGAAATAATAGAACAATATGAAGAATGGGAAAAATATTACAATAAAATGATGAAAATAAAATTTTAGCACTTACTAAAAAGTAGGTGCTTTTATTATGGAAAGAAGGTAAAAAAATGAAAATTGATAGAAAGCCGTTAAAAGTGATTGAAAAATGTATTATAGAAGAGAACGACATATTAGAAATAAAAAGCAAAGGTGAGATAACTGAAATATTCATAAATGGTAAAAGAATAAGTTTTGCAACTAAAGTGAAATTTACACAAGAAGTAGGAGAAAGACCTACAATAGAAATAGAGCGATTTTTTCAATTGGAAGATTTTGAAGAAATAAAGAAATTTCATTAAAGGAGGAAAAATAATATGTATATAAATCCATTTTGGTGTGGAGTAATAGCCACCATATTAACAGAATTAGCAGGAATAATAGGATATGCAATATATCTTAATGTTAAAGAAAAAAATAAATAAGTTATTAACATTTTATAATTATAAATCAAGAGCCAAGTCGACAGGCTCTTATTTTTATGCCGTTTTTCTTGTAGTTAGGCTTTATAAAACAAACAAAATAAATTTTAAGCAACTTTAGGCAGAGTACTAAAGGGGCAAGGAGGAACAAATGGAACAAGAAAATAATCAACCTGTTAACTCTGAGGCAGAGAACTCAAAGGGAACAGAAGTAATTCAAAACCAAAAAGCTAATTATGAAGAACTTATAAAAACAGATAAGGAACTTCAATCATTTTTAGACTCGAGAGTATCAAGTTCTACAAAAACAGCTATAGAAAATGCAAAAAAACAATGGGAATTAGAAAGAGATACACAAAAGTCAGAAGCAGAAAAATTAGCTCAAATGAACGAAACGCAAAAACTTCAATATCAATTGAAGAAACAAGAAGAAGCAAACCAAGAAATTCAAAGAAAGTTAAATGCTAGAGATTTAAAAGATGAAGCTTTAAAAATAGCAACAACACAAGATACAGCATTTGACCCAGAATTTTTAAATCTTTTTGATTATGAAAATATGACAGCAGAGCAATTACAAGACAAAACAAAGCTTATAAAAACAATTCAAGACAGAATTGTTGAAAAAGCAGTAAATGAGTGGTCAAAAGAAAAGCCACCATATAACCCAAACCCATCTAGCAACAAACCAAGTGCTGATGAAGCAATAAGAAGGGCAATGGGACTAAAATAAGAAAGGAAGAATGAATAATGAATAATATCGAATTATCAACAATTTATTTACCTAAACTAGACGAGGTATATAAAAACGAAGCAAAAACATCTATATTAGATGGAGATGAAACAACAGTACAAAAAGGATTAAATGGAGAAATAAAAGTAGCTAAACTAGACATGGATGGTTTAGGAGATTTCTCAAGAAATGACGGATACACAAAGGGCTCAACAAAATTCGTGTGGGAAACAGTAAAATATGACAAAGAAAGAAGCCAAGACTTAAGAATTGATAGACTAGACAATCAAGAAGCATTAGGATTACCTTTTGCAAGATTATCTGGAGAATTTGTAAGAACAAAAGTAGTTCCAGAAACTGATGCTGCAAGAATTGCAAAAATAGCAGGAGTAACAGGAATCTCAACAAAGAAAGAAACTATTTCTGACGGTGCAGGAGTTGTAACAGCATTAAGAGCATGTATAAATAAAATGGATGAAGATGAAGTTTCAACAGAAAATAGAATCTTATTCATAACACCAACATTAAAAGGAATGATAGATGATTTAGACACAACTAAATCTAAAAAAGTATTAGAAAGATTTGCTACAATAATTGAAGTTCCACAAACAAGAATGTATACAGCAGTAACATTAAACAATGGAAAACAAAATTATGGATACCAAAAAGCAAAAGATTCATATATTAAGTCAACAGATACAGCTGTAGTATTAGGTAAAAATTATTATACAGAATCTTCTGGAACATATTCAAAAGTAAGTTCTCCATCAGGAAATCCTTCAACATCAGATTACTTTGAATTAGTAGAAGGTGGAAAAGATATAAACTTCTTATGTGTTGAAAAATCTGCTGTAGTAACAGCTATGGATCAATACATAAAATACTTTACACCAGATGAAGACCAAAATGGAGATGACAACGTATTTAAATATAGAAACAACAACTTATATGGACATGTATATGAAAACAAATTAGCAGGTGTATACTGCTCATACGAAGGTTAGGAGGTAAACAAATGTCAACATTTATAGGACTAAAAATAAACAAAGTAGAAAAAGAAGCTAAACCAAAAGCTGAAAAGAAAGAAACAAAAGAAGCTAAACCAAAAGCTGAAAAGAAAGAAACAAAAGAAGCTAAACCAAAAGCTGAAAAAGAATAATTAAGGAGGCAATAGAAAATGGACAATAATATAGAAAAAATAATAGCTGATTTAGGAGCTAATTATAAAGACGACAAAGAAGTTTTAGAAGAAATATTAGAGGAAGTTAGTTCTATTGCCTCTGATATTTCTAATAGACAAAAAAATGATGAGAAGTTATTTCCATATATTAAGAAAGCAGTAAAAGCAATATATCTTTCAAGGGGTGCAGAAGGCTTAACAAGTCGAAATGAAGGTTCTATATCAAGCTCATATGAAGATATTATAGAAAAATTAAGAAATGACATTATAAAATCTGGACTAAGGAGGATTAGATAATGTTATTACGAGATTTAGCGAAGGTATATATATCAGAGTATAAAGAAATAGAAGACCACGGAGAACCAGATAAATTATGGAAATATAAAGGACAGGCTTGGCTAAATATGCAACAAGATGTAAACGAGTTAGATAGAAAGTCCACAGGTGAAGTGGATTATAGTACATATAAAGGTCGTACGACTAGAGATTATGATATACAAAAAGGCAATGGAATATCATTTGAAGATATCTCAAAATTAGAGAAGTTTATTCCGGAGTATAGAGTACTGGATAAAAATAAAATAGGAAGTACTTATGTATATAGAATGGAGAAAATCCAATGATAAGTTTCAATTGTAAATTTAAAGTAAAACATAATTTTAAGAATATAAATGCTATAACTCAAAAATTGCCACAAACTGCAAGACTAATTTCAAAAGATATATTAGACAACATAAGAGGTTATGCAATAAGATTGGAGAAGGGCCATAAAGAAGAAGGAATTATTGTTGAAATGATTGATATGTCAACTAAAACAGTTAAAGGCAGGGTTTATGCAGACCCTGCTAAATTTATGACTGAAAATGGACAGTCTTATTTATGGTTTGAGTATTTTGGCACTCGGACAATATGCTGAACAAGAACATATAGGAAAGACAAAACACTTTGTTGAGTCAGGTTACACAGAATGGTATATACCTGTAAATAAAGTTGGTAGGTCGTTAAGCTATCCAATTGTAACCATAAAAGGAGAACAATTCTATGTGGCAGTAGGTTCAAAAGCAAATCACTTTTTAAGTGATGCTGAATTTAAAATTAGAAATGAAAATGCAGAAATAGTAAAGAAAAAACTAGATGAAATGTTAAAGGAGTGTTGTAAATAATGAAAGATTTAAGTGAATTAGAGTTTAGTGATTTAGTATATGAAAAACTAGAATCATTGAAATATAAGCAAATATTAACAAATCCTACAACAACAAGTAAATTTCCTTGCCTAGAATTACATACACCTTTAAAATCTGTAAATAAAACAGAAAATAGCTTTCCAATATTTTCAACGTTTCAAATATCAATAACCTGTTGGAATGAAAAGCAACGCCAAGCGATGAAAATGACAGATGAAGTTGATTTAAAGCTTCAAGAATTTAATTTTATAAGGACAAATACCAGTCCTGCAGTATATGACCCTATATTGCAAAAATACGGTATAACAATAACATTTGAGGTTCGTTATAATTCTATAACGACCTCTTTTAATTTTATAAGATAATAAGGAGGAAATTAAAATGGACCCAAAAACAAGTACAATGACAAAATTATTTCATGCTGATACATTAGAGGATTTAAAGACAGAAGCTAAAAGAAAACAAGTAGCTTTTGTGCAAAGTATACCTGAATTTTTAAAAGCACCTGAAGGAATAACATATAGTGCTTTAGATATTCCTGATGAAAGACAAGCAGAAGGAAGACAAAAAGCAGAAAATTTAGAGATAGAAATATTATTTAAAGAAGACCAATACGATGAATTAAAAGCTTTACAAACAGCTAAAACAAATGGATATTGGGCAATTCAGTTGCCTGAAGATACGGCATTAACATCAGGGAAACCATTAACATGGTACTTTACAGGAACATGCTATATAGGAATGAGTGAAATTGCTATAGATGATATGTTAAAATCAAAATTAACAATTTATAGAAGTTCAGAAATAACAGAAAACAAAGGTTTTCCCACAGCCTAGTTCTACATTAAGTGCTAGGAGTAGAACGAAAAAAGTTACTAGCACAATAAAAGAAAATACAGAGGAGGCATAAAAGCCTTCTCTCTTTTGCAAAGGAGAGAAAATAAAATGATAATAGAAACAAAAAATAAAACAATTAATTTAGTACTAAAAACAAGAAAAATAGTAGATATAGCTAATCTACTAAAAAATAAAAACTTTGAAGAAGCATTTGTAAAAGCATATTCTATATTAGATGGAGAAGCACTAACAAAAATAATATTCAAATTAGCAGAAAATGAAAATGGAGAAAGTGCATTTGTATCAACAGAAGAAGTATATGATTTTATAGATGATTGTAGAACAGATGGAATAACAATTAATGATTTATATGCTAAGATTGCAGAGGCATTGAATGAAGAGGGTTTTTTCAAAAAGAAAATGAGCAAAAAAGAATTAAAAGAAATGACATCAAATCCTTTATCAACAATGAATATGAACGAACTAGTACAAAAATCAGCAGAAAGTGCAATGAGCAAAATAGCAGAACAACAATTTCAAGGCTATATGGCTTAAATGATATAATTAAAACAATAAAAGCGTCTAACAATCTAATAGAACTAATATATGCAATAGAACCATTGGCATATTATTTTGATATGAAACCACACGAATTTTGGAATAGTAGATATTCAGAAATTAATGCATATTGTCAAACACATCTTGTTAAAATAATCGATGACTTAAAACGTGAAATAAATTTACAAGAAGCAGTAACTAATAAACTTATAAGAGCAGATAGTATGAGTAGAAATCCTAAAATAGTACCAATTAGAGAAAATTACAAAGAATTGTTTAAGGAAGAAGAACAACTAACACAATCTCCTGAGGAAATTATAAGAAGAATGAGAGGAATAATGAAAGTAGAAAAAAAATAAAAAAATATTACTTTTCGACAAAATTCGACTTGATATTCTAATTAAAAGTGTTATAATCTTTCTATAATAAAATAAGAGGAGGAACCATTTTATGGAAGAAAAGAAAAAGAGTGGATTTGGAACTGCTGGTTTAGTATTAGGAATTATAGGAGTGTGTACTTCATTTATTCCAATAGTAAATAATGTATCATTTGTTTTAGGGTTAATAGGAGGAATTTTAGCAATAGTATCATTAATTAAAAAAGCCAGCAAAGGACAAGCTATTGCAGGTGTTATTTTGTGCGTACTAGCAATGGTAATTACAATTAATTCTCAAAAAGCTTTATCAGACAGTTTAAATGAGGTTAGTGCTGATTTAGATAAAGCGACAGGAAGTAGTACAGAAGAAGTATTAGCTAATGATGTAGATGCACAACTAGGAAATTTTGAAGTGACTAATGGAAACTATGGTAGAAAAGATACCAAATTAACAGTAAAAGTAACAAATAAAACATCAGAAACAAAATCTTTTAACTTACATATAGAAGCAGTAGATGAATCAGGTGCAAGAGTCAATGAAGATTATGTTTATGCAAATGATTTAGCAGCAGGGCAAAGCCAAAGTTTTGATATATTTACATATGTATCATCAGATAAACTAAATGCAATGAAGAATGCTAACTTTAAAATTGTAGAAGCATCAATGTTCTAAAGGAGGAAAAAAAGAATGAAATGTCCGAAATGTGGTAGTGAAAATGTTCAAGTTCAAATTGTTGAAGAAGGTCAACAAACAAATAAAAAAGGAATTGGATTTGGGGGACATGTAAATAATAGTGCAAGAGGGTTTACTGCTTTGTGTACATTAGGTATGTCTAATTTGTTTTGGAAGAAATCTAAAGGAACAAATAAAACTAAAACAATAAATTCTACTGTAGCAGTTTGCCAAAACTGTGGCAATACATGGACAATAAAGAAGGGAAAAATGGGAATTGCTCCTATAAGTATATTTAAATAAAAATACAATAATAATAAAATAAAACACTTACTTAGGCAGGTGTTTTTATGTGAAATTTTAAGAGATTTAAAACTATAATAAAGCATCAGTTTAACTGGTGCTTTTTATAATAGAAATACGAAAGGAGGAATGGCTTATCACTGTAGAAGAAATAGAAATAATTGTAACTGCAAAAGTAGAAGAAGCATTAAAAGAGTTTCAAAAGTTTTTACCAGCAATAAAGCAAACAATGAAACAAGCCCAAGAAGCTTTTTCTAGGGTAGACACAAAGGCAATGACAAGCAAATTACATCAAGCAGTTAATTTTATGAAAAATAAAATGCAGGATTTAAAAAAGAGTTCTGAAAACAACGAAATTGCAATTAAAGTTAATAATAAAGATGCACAAAAACAAATATCTCAAATACAAAAACAAATAGATAGTTTACAAGAAAAGATAAATGCTCGACAAATGAAATTAAATGTAATAAATCCACAAATTGATAAAATAGTAGACGATACGAGAAAAAGTGTGACGCCAGAAGGAATACATACTAACAATAAGGCAATGGATACAACAGTCGATAATGCATTAGGGGCAAATAAAGATTTTACAACATTAAATGGCCAGGCACAAAAAATGTATACAGAAATAGAAATGTATAATAAGCAACTTAGTGAAGCCAAAAACAAAATGGCACAATTAAAGCAAGAAATAAATAAAACAGCAACGACTCAAAATAAATTGGGTCGTTTTTTTGATGTATTTAAACAAAAAATAGAACAAGTAAAGCCTAGTATATCAAATATGAAAAATAGTTTTAAAGGACTACCTAAAATAACTCAAAATATAACTAACAATATAAAAGGAATGGGAACAGGATTAAGAAATGGATTAGGGCATATTTTAAAATATGCAATGGCTTTATTTTCATTGAGAGGTATTTATTCTATCCTAAGTAGTTGTGCAAGTACATGGTTATCAAGTCAAAATGCAGGAGCAAAACAATTAAGTGCAAACATAGATTATATGAAATATGCTATGGGGAGTGCATTAGCGCCAATAATTCAATGGGTTACAAATTTAGTATATCAATTAATGAAAGCAATTCAAAGTGTAACATATGCACTAACAGGAGTAAATATATTTGCAAAAGCAAGTGCTAATTCATATGCAAGTATGGCAAAAAGTGCAAAAAAAGCAAAAAATGAGACAAAACAGTTAGCAGGAGTGCATAATGAAATAAATAATGTACAAGAGAATAATAATTCAGACAGTGGAAGTGAAGGAAATCTAACACCAAGTTTTGACTTATCACAAATGGATAATACACCAAATAGTATTATAGATGCTATTAAAAATGGAAATTGGTATGAAGTTGGAGCAACTATTGGGCAAAAATTAAACGATGCAATGAACAGTATTCCTTGGGATAAAATACAAAATACTGCAAAAAATATCGGAACTAATATTGCACAATTTTTAAACGGATTTATAGCAACAACAGATTGGAACGAAGTAGGAAATACATTTGCACAAGGATTAAATACAGTTATTTATTTTGGTTATAGTTTTATAACTACATTTGATTGGAAGCAATTTGGACAAGCTATAGGAGATTCAATAAATGGATTTTTCAAAAATGTTGATTGGGTAACTGCAGGCAAAACTTTAGGCGAAGGAATAAAAGGTATTTTTAATATATTAAGTACTGCTATACAAGAAATTGATTGGGCAGGGATTGGTCAAGATATAGTTGCTTTTATCACAAATATAGATTGGTCAGGAGTTGTGGCTGGATTATGCGAAAGTCTTGGTGCTGCCTTAGGAGGAATATCAGCAACAATTGCATCAATTTTACTGGAGGCAATTATATATCCATTATCAGATTTTTTCTTGGAAAAAACAAGTGAATGTGGAGGCAATGTAGTATTAGGATTATTAAAAGGGATTGCAGAAGGATTAATAGGAATAGGGGAATGGATATATAATAATATGATTTATCCACTTATTTCAGCATTTTGCAATGCTTTGGGAATACATTCGCCAAGCACAGTATTTATGGAATTTGGACAATTTATAATACAAGGTTTACTAAATGGAATAACTAGTTTAGTAGATAATGTGAAACAAATATGGGAAAATATAAAAAATACAGCAGTTCAAATATTTAATGATATAAAAAATTCTATAAGTAATATTTGGCAACAAGTAACAAGCAAGACCACCGAAACTTGGCAAAACATAAAAAATAATGTAAAAGAGGGAGCACAAGGTGCCTGGAATGGAATCACATCAATATTCAATAATATTCCAAACTGGTTTAGGGATAAATTTACACAAGCATGGCAAGCTGTTAAAAATGTATTCAGCACAGGAGGAAGAATATTTGACGGAATAAAAGAGGGAATATTGAGTGGATTAAAAGCAATAGTAAATGCAATAATAAATGGAATTAATAAAGTAATAGCTATACCATTCAATGGATTAAATACAGCATTAAGAACAATAAGGAGTGCAAATATTATGGGATTAACACCATTTAGTTGGATTTCAACAATAGCAATACCACAGATTCCAAGACTAGCAAAAGGAAATGTTGCTTATGATGAAACGTTAGCTATATTTGGGGAATATTCAGGTGCAAGTAATAACCCAGAAATAACAACTCCTCAGAACATTATGCGTGATACATTTGAAGATGTATTATCTAATTATAGTGGAAATGGCGATGATAGACCAATATATTTAACTGTAAAAGTAGGAGATTCAACATTAGGACAGATATTACTTGATGACTTAAGAGACAAGAAAAGAAGAACAGGAAAAGATATAGAAGCATTAATAGGAGGATAAAATTATGTTATGGAGAGAACATGGAAAAATAGAAAATTTGCCAACACCAAGTACATATAGTGCAGATATAGAAGATACAGATAAAGACAGTTATTCATCTATTGTTGATGGTTCTTTAATAGACAATCCCATTGCAGTAGGTTTATTAAAATTATCTATGAGCTGGGATTTTAATACCGAGGAAGAAGCAGAACAACTTATACAGAAGACATATAAAAATCCTTGGCATTTAGATATAAAAGTTCCAGTAGTAGATGGAGGATTCTTAGAGAATGCAAAGTTCAGAGTATCAAAAAGAAAAGTTGAAATGTTAAGTACAGAAAAAGAAAAGAGTACTTCCAAAACAAAATGGAAGTGCTCTTTTAATTTAATGCAAAAAGAATTAACAGAAGCACAGGAACAAGCAGTAAAGGAGGCTAACAGTTAATGTATAAAACAAGTGATAATTATAAAACAAAAAGTTATAATAAAAAACACGTATTAAAAGTATATATTAATGATACAGAAGTAAATTCAAAATACATTTTGGATTGTAAGCCTATACAAGAATTATTTACAAACGAAGAATTTACATTAGGTTCTGTTGCTTCAATAGGCATAGAATTAAAATTATATAAGTTAGCAATTCCAACAGTTATAAATAAAATAGAGTTAAAGAATGAATTAGATGGGGAAACAATACCAATTGGAATATTTAATGTGGATAATATAAATAAAGATGATGACTATACTGCAACATTAAAATTACTAGATAATATGATTAAATTTGAATTTAATTATGATGGAAGTTCACTAATAAAAAACAATGGTGGAAAAGTTAAAATAATACAGGTATTGCAAGATATATGTGCAAAAGCAGGAGTAGAACTACGGTTCTACTTCTTTTTTGAACATGAATAAAGAAATAGCAGTATATGATAATACCATATCAGCAAGAACGTATTTAAGTTATATTGCAGAACAAGCTGGAGGTTTTGCTTGCATTGGTAGAGATGGAAAATTGTATATAAAAAATTTTAGATGTGCAGATGGTAAGAAAATAGCAGAAGGAAACAATATAACATTAAACGACTTAAAAAATGTTTATGCTAAGATTAAACCGAGAGGGTACTCTTTACAAGAAACAAGAGATGGAAAAAATAAATTTAATCTAGATTATATAAGACAACCTTTTTCTAATTACAAAATAACGGATACAGGTGTAAATATTACAAAATGTTGGGTAGCAGATTTATAT